GTGACCTTATTCATAATGTTAAGAACAACCATGTTCATACTATTGAGGGTGATTACTATCTGAAAGTGATGGGTGACTTCCACCTTGAAGTTTCAGGATCATTTAACGAGCACACTTCTAATGGTGCTGGTGCTAAGGCAAAAGGTGGTGGTGGTAATCCACTAGGTCAGGACAATAATCAGTGGACTAAGCAAGCATCTGATTCTATTGAAAATGCTGTTCAGATTGCTTCTGGCAAGAATGTATCAATCGAAGCAGGTGATAAGGAAGCAAAGTCTACCTCCACCAAAGCAGGAGACCACGCGATCTCGTATCAGGGTGACTTGACACTACAAGGAAACCAGGTTAAAGTGAAAGGGATCTCAGGCATCACCCTTGATGCCCCTGACGTACACACCAGTGCGACCTCTATCACAAACAAGGCAACTGGTGAGATCGTGAATGAAGCATCATGGATCACATCCTTCTTGGCATGTGGTAGAATGGACATCATCGCGATCTTCCAGACAATGCCAGTCTTTACTGGTTCATACAGTCTGGTGAACGGATCCATTGTAGATATCTGCATGGATGCCCCGATGGGATCAGTCTCACCTGCTATGCATGTTCGTATGTCACTAGGTACCAAAACTGCTGCTGGAATGGCAGACATCGTTGCGGGATCTAATGCTGGCGCTCACATGACCTTAGTGTCCACTCCAACAGGTGGCATAGGTGAGATCGTAACGGGCGGTAGCGGTGCTATCGTTAATCAAGTAACAACAGGACTGCTCTCTCATGGGTGCGGAACTGGTCTTGCTGCATTTGGGTGTGCCCTCGGTCCCACTCAAATTTATGGTCTACCTGTCATGCTTAACTAAATGATGTCTCCTAATTTCATTGATCACGCTTACTTCTATTTTTCTGAGCGTAAGATCACCGTTGCCGATGATGATGGTTACGATGAGACGGTACAGTTTGAATTTACAACAGACGGTGCCGAAGGGTATGCCCAAGTTGTCGAATTCCTCCAAAGTCGTCTTCCTTCTGATTCACTAACCTATTGCTTTAACTGATATGAATTCAAGTATCATTGAGATGACCTTCGAGGAAGTCGAGAGTAACTTCGATTTGTGCTTGACATTGTGTGGAAGAGGACATACAATTAAGATCACTCGGGAGGGTCATGGGTCAGTTCTCATGGTTCCTATCCCTGAGTATGAAAAAGCACTCGAAACTATCGAGACTGCGACAGAAGCAAACCCACCTCTACCTATGCCTGGTGGATGGCAACCCGATCCCGTAGGAGTACGACAGTATGTTGACGACGAACTTACAGCAATGCAGAAGGAACTTAACGATTGACATTAAATTGTGGTTCTCCGACATTGATAATGTCTGGCATTATTCACTCCTAGCGTTTGAAGATGGTAGCACACTACATAGTAGTACGGCAGATTCGTACTCAATCGCCTTAGCAAACATCGAATATCGAATTGCCAAACTAATGGCGGAAGAAGCGAATGAAGTACACAGTCGATAAAGCATACTGTTATCTTGATGACGTAGGTATCGTCAAGATGTTTATGATTGGTGGTCTACCTTTCACCTTTGAAGATGAAGGGTTTGACTCCACTGATGCAGATGTAGTAGCAGAAGCAAACACTAATCCTCATATTACTATGAGGCAAATGTATAGATGGTCAGACTATTTGATCTCAGAAGAATGTCATCCTATCCTATTTGACATGTCAGATCTTATTTCAAATTACCAAGACGTGCCTGATTAGCTCAGTTGGATAGAGCAGGTCTTTTGTAAAGATCAGGTCACCCGTTCAAGTCGGGTATCAGGCTCTCATTATCACGATTATTATGCCATTGTTTACTATGACTGACTCAATTTACGACGAAATCTTGAAAGATCCTGAGATTACTAATAGGTATAAACAGATGCCTAGTTATGCTGAACAGCGTCGAGATCGTTTGGGTGACATGATTATGGACTGGTTGGGTGATTCCGAAGTCAGTTCTAAGTTGTTCTATGAATCTATTCTTTCTGAGGTAGAAGAGAACATCAAATATCATGAAGACGCAATGAACAAGTATAAAGAATTTAAAGCATTGATGACTTGTAAAGACGTATAAATAACTGGGAAGAACAGCACCGATGGTTATCAGTGGGAACTAAAAGAATATCACAACTTGATACTATTGCTGATGAACTCGTAACGGGTGAAGCAATTATCCCTATTGTTATCTCCGATCCACTGATCCCTAACAGAAAGTCTAAGGTTAATCAACTTTTTAGATCTATCTCAGCGGGATCAGTTTCTGCGCCAGGTTTGGCGTTTGACTTGGATCGTGACACGGGATTATTCCAATCAGCAATTAATGAGATAGGTATTACATTTGGTACATCTACTCTGTATCAGAGTAGAACCAGTAATACTGATGGATCTGCAACTATTAGGCAGGTTGTGCAGGACACCGCTTCTGCTAATGCTAACATGCTAATTCAACCACAAGGTAGTGGTTACTTTACTGTTAGTGGAACTTCTCAATTTAATGACGCGACTACGTTCTTTACAGGTGATCAAAACCCTGCAAAGAAAGTAGTCTTTAATGTTGATACGGTATCTACTGCTGGTGGTACGAAGAGATTCGACTTCCCATCAGTAGGTGGTAATACTACAACAACATTCCTTGCTACTGATACGTTCCAAACGATCACTAACAAGACTGTTATCATTAAAGATACTGAGTTAAGTATCACTGGTTCTACTGATACTGCAAAGATTGCTAAGTTTGAGACTGACGCATGGGATGCTCCTGGTGAGCACATCTATCGTCTGCCTGACTTTGGTGCTGGTCAGACTCAATCTACTCTGTTAGATGATATTACAGAGCAGGATGTATATAATAAGAACATGGTTAACCCCACGTTCTCTAATACACCTTCTAATGATGAGAACGATCCCACAAGATATGTTATCTTTAACTCATCAGTTCTCACCAGTGACAGAACAGTAACATTCCCAGACTTGAATGTTACAGTCGTTGGCGAAGCATCAACTCAGATTCTTACTAACAAAGTATATGAGGGTGCTATCTTCCAAGATACTACTGAGTCATCTAAGAAGATTACATTTGCATTGGGTAACCTCAATGATAATACAAACTTACAGTATACCTTCCCAGAAGGTAGTTTGGCAGAACCCCTAAATAATGGAACAGATGCCAACGTACTTGTAGCGGAAAGAGCAACACAAACTCTTGCGTTTAAGACGATGGAGTTCATGCAGATTAACAACCCAGATAATCTGAATGGTATTGTGACTATCGACGCATCTAACATTGAAGACGCGGTGACTATTAAGTTCCCCGCTGGTGATGCTACGCTTCTATCTACAAACAACATTGATGCAGTTGGTGTTTCCTTTGGTGGTTCACTATCTGCACCCGTCCTTGGCGGACAACTCAGACTACAATCATTTTTCCAAGCAGGATGGTAATTAACAAATGACAGCAGGAAGACTCGCCGCTGCAAAACCAGGGGCAACAACTAACACAGAACTCTATAAAGTAGATATTGAAAGTACAGCATCTGCTGTAATGAATGTTGCTAACCAGAGTGGTAGCGCAGTCACATATCGTGCTGCTATTAGAGACTACGATCAAATTCTTACTCTTGATGGTGATGAACCATCTAACTATGAGTTTCAGAAAGGTAACCCTATTAGTGCATATCGCATCAAGGTTGCTCCTGGATTTACATTTGCTGAGGCAACTCCTGGTACTGATATTGAAACACAAGGCGGTGCTGTTGCTAAATTGATGGATGTCTATAAGGACACATCAGTTATCAATCGCTATGTCAAGGTAGATAAACTATACAGTGTTGACACACTTGTTGATAATATCATCGGTATTGTTGAACTTGGTGAAACTTTCACTGGTGCAACATCTGGTATTACTGGTGTTGTTCGTAACTATGATGATGTCGTTGGTACACTGTACCTAACTACCCCTGATGTTGCTAACAATGCCACTACGGTTCATGTTTCACGTAACACTGGACTAGCAGAAAACACACTGTTGATGTTGTCAACAGATGCTGGTGCGGCAGGAACAGAAGTTGCTCAGATTGACGCTTCTGGTATTGATACTGTAAACAATGAACTGACAATTACTCGTGGAGTCTATGGCACTAGTGCTAGTGCTATTCCTGCTGGTAAATATGCTAAATCTTTTATTGATTCGGCAACTGCAACAACAATCAGCGAAGGTGGTACATATGCTGCTGCTGATGTAACTCTTACTGTTACTGATGCTACTGGATTCCTAGAAGGTTCATTCATTCGTATTGATAGTGAACTACTACTTATTAGTGCTGTTGCTGGTAATGATCTTACAGTAGAGCGTGGACGTTATGGAACATCTGCTGTTGACCATACTGACGGTGCTGCTATCACCCAACTGACTGACTCAGGTGATTATTACCTGAACTTCTTTACTGAGGGTGAGAGTATTTCTGGTAGTTCATCTTCTGCAACTACGGATCTTAACTTTACTCAGGGTACTTCTGACGTTGAAAACCGTGATAAGTTTATTATCGCTACTGACTTAATTGGTAATCCTTATCAGTTCCCACTAAATGATGATCCTGTTTCTGCATTTGATAATGAAAGAACTTACAGATATGATCAATCTGATTCATCTAACACTGGACATCCGTTTAGATTGTCAGAAGAATTTGATGGTACGCAAGGATTAACTGGTATTGAATACACCACAGGTGTTACTAAGGGTGGTACTGCTGGTTCTAATGGTTTCTTAACCATTGAAATTACTCCTGCTACTGCACTGAACTTGAATTCATTTGCAGAACCTGCTGTTGCTAACACAGAAGATGGTAATGCTGGATTTGGTACTGCCCTTGCTACTCAACTGACACCATCTTATAATGAGATTTACATCTATCAATTGCGTGGTGCAGCATTTACTGATGCTGATCAATTTAATATTGGTGGTGTAACCTATACTATTCAGGCATCAGGTGTTACTCCTGGTTCTTGGGGATTTGTACATGACTTTGATGAAGCACGTAACACATTGAAGATCTCTCTTGATGGTGCATCATCTGTATTTGCAGTCGGTGATCAATTCTATGACACACCAAAACTTACTGATGAAAATCGTTTGATGGCATCGATTGTAACTGGTAAAGTTCTTGATGTTGATACAGTTAGTGCTGCTGATGCATCACGTACTGCTGGTACTTATGAAGGTCTTTTACCCACAGGTGGTACTGGAACTGGTTTGAAAGTTAAAGTTGTAGTTGCTGCATCTACTGGTGCTGCTACTGTGACTCTCATTAATGGTGGTAAAGATTATGCTGATGGTCAAACATTGACTGTTACTGACGCTCTGTTAGGTGGTGGTGGTGCTGCAAACCTTACATTCGTTACTGATGAGATCGGAACTGGTGATAAAGCAGGTGCTACGGCAACTAACTTCACTAATGTTGAAGATTACATCTCATATGACGTTAGTGTTGCTGCTAATGCTTATGACAAGGTGACTGGTCTTATTGTTGGTCCTGGTCAGAACTTGTTAGTATATTCTGCTGCTGCTGATCTATCTTATGTTGTAACAGGATTTGAAACTGCATCTGAGGATTACACCGCTGTCCTTAACAGCAAGGCACAGGAT